ACCTTTTATATCAGAATCTATTTGGACAGAAGCATTACAAGATGTAGCACCCATACTTGGTAGAGGTGGTACAGCAGCTGATGGTAAAGAAATATATAATCAAGATCCTGCAATTGATCCCATTGGTAGTAAGATTATGAAATCAGTTGCACACTTGGTTGAAGCACAAGCACCACTTAACTGGAGACAACTTGGTAGATTAGGATTAGCTATGAGACCGATAGATAGTCTAGGTAAATATGATGAACGTGGTAATGAATATGAATTAGGAAATGAATTACTTGGTATTGCAGGTATGCGTAGAGTAGATGTAGATCCAAGTAAATCTTTAAATTATAAAATTACAGCTTTTAAGGATGGTGTTAGAAATTCTAGAAATTTATTTACAAAAGAAACTCTTAAAGGTGGACCCATTACTCCTGCGGAAATTGTAGATGCATATATAAATTCTAACAGAGCTTTATATGAAATTAATAGAAGAATGTTTTTAGATATAGATGCAGCAAAAATATTAGGAATGGGAGAAGATTCTATTGCAGAAAATATGATAAATAGAGGAGAAAGAACAAACTTTAGTTTTTTAAATGAAGGACTTTTTAGACCTTACACTCCTTCAAGAGATGTAGCAGAATTATTTGATATAAGAGCAGCAGAAATAGGAGCACCTAATGCTTTTGAACAAGCTGCAGATGTAATAGATAGAATTAGAGAAGTATTGTCAGAAACTTCATTAAGAGGAGATGTATTTCCTGACATACAAAATCCTTTTAGTAATCTACCAGAACCTACACTAGGTGCTGCAGCTTCATTACCTGGACTACCACCATTACCTAATGCAGGACTTGTAAACAATGCACAGTTTGGTAATATTAATCCTGTAAGTGGATTAACTTTAGCAGAAGAAACTTACTTAAGTCCACTAGAACAAAATTACAGAAAAAAAACAAGAACAACATAATGGCAATAGAACCTAAAAACACAAGAGAACATATTATATCGCTTTACGGACACGTGACCGGATTAAAAAAAGATATTTCACAGATTAAGAACAATCATTTGAAACATATCCACGAAGACGTAGAAAAATTGGGCGGTAAGATAGATAAAGTCTATTGGGTTCTTTTAGCTGCTGCGGGATCAGCGGCCATCTTTGCTTTGGAAAAAATCATTAACTAGGAGAAAATATGCAGTTGAGTCGTAACTTCAGTTTACAAGAGCTTATCAAATCAGACACGGCTATACGTAAAGGTATAGATAACAATCCTAATTCAGATCAGATTGAAAAATTAAAAGCATTGTGTGAAAATATTCTTCAACCCGTGCGGGACCATTTCGGCAGAGTTAAGATTACCAGCGGATACCGTTCACCAGAATTATGTCAAGCAATCGGCAGCTCTGTAAATTCACAGCACGCCAAAGCCGAGGCCGCAGACTTCGAATGTGTTGGGGTCGACAATGCTGAACTTGCTGATTGGATTAATAGAGAGCTTTCCTATGATCAATTGATCGTCGAATACTATACGCCTGGCGAACCTAACTCGGGATGGATACATTGTAGTTGGATCGCGGAACAACCTAGAGCTAGCTTTTTATGGGCTTACAGATCTGAAGGTAAAACTAAATACAAACCTATTCTTGGCAAAGCAAAAGATTTAGTATAAATAGCTCCGATGGAGAATAGTTTACTAGTACACAAACATTTAATTGTTAGAGCAGAGGCTTCGCGTCCACCGATGGATGAAGAGCAATTAACTGAATGGATGAGAGAATTTGTAGAGTCTATAAATATGAAAATATTTATGGGTCCTTATGTAAAGTATTGTTCAATGCCGGGAAACCGTGGCATCACAGCAGTTGCAATTATTGAAACATCACATATCGCTATGCATATTTGGGATGAACCTAACCCTGCATTAATGCAGTTTGATGTTTATAGTTGTGGTGAGTTTGATGTAGAAAAGATTTGTGAAAAGATTAAAAAAGATTTTGATATTAAGAAAATAGAATATAAGTTTTTGAATCGCGAAACGGGATTACAAGATATTTAACGACACATACATCCATAAAAATAACCACTGCTATCATTCATTATGTGTAAGTTTAGTGTATCCACATACCCTGTTAATTTTATTCGAAGTATTTCACATAAATCAAAACAATCAACATCACCCACTAACTCTACACCTTCTAACATTTGTTTTGTAACAGGTATTAGCTGATACAAACCATCATTTAGAATAATTAAGTCCATTAAATTTCACGACCCATATCTAATGTTAACATATAAACTTTTTTAGGAACCTTCTTTTGATTATCTACATAAGTATAATGATTCATTTCTCTAACTTCAGGTTCAGGTAAAGTATTTTCTTCAACCATTTTATTTATATTCCATTCCCAAACTTTGCCATTACTAAATTTATTTTGATATAAAAAAGTTAAGTTATTTTTTTTAGCAATCTCCATATTAGTTATATATTTATTTTCTTCTAAAATATAATCAGGATATTTATCGTGTTCAAAGTTTCTTTTTTTGAACTCAACAATTGTGCTTTTGTTCCAAAAATCAAAACGCTTGTGTTTTTCTATTGCTATTTTTAGTTTGTCTTCTTGATATTCTGGTTTGTTATTTAAATACTCCAGTTGTACTTTTAGATCGTGACTATCACTTTGATTAAAATTTATCATATCCAGTCTCTTAACTCCTCTCCCATTACTTGTGTTGCTATGTTTATTTTTTTACGCAATGCTTTTCGTATTTTTTCATCCACCGTTTTGGGTGCAACAAGGTCTACGTAAGTGACTGCTTTCTTCTGACCTATTCTGTGTGCTCTATCTTCTGACTGTAATCTTTTCTCTAGATCATAACCATTTGAATAATAAATAACATTATTCGCAGCAGTTAAGGTAATACCATAACCACCTGTTTGAGGATTTCCTACAAAGAATCTTGCTTTAGAGTTTGGATCTTGAAACTTTTTAATATTGTCTTGTCTCTTTTCAGCGTCGATCGCACCATAGTATTGTACAATTGAATCTTCACCATACTCATCACTAATTGAATTTACAATTTGTTTAATATCATAAACATAATTAGCCCAAATAATTACTTTACCTTCTACTTCATCTAATACTTCTAACAATGCTTTGATTCTATTGCTCTTTAGTTCGGTAATACTATCATCATCATTCTTTAAATGACCACAAGTGATCTGATGCAAACGCATCAGTTGTGTCAGTACGTGAGGCGCGGTTGCCATCTTACCTTTTAGAGAAGCGAGGGCCGCGGATTTCATAGTCGCGTAAGCTTTAGTTTGTTCTTCTGTTAATTCTACTTGTCTTTCAACATAAGTTTTAGGAGGTAAATCTAGACAGTCTTCTTTCAAACAACGATAAGAAAACTTCTTTAATATCTCTGATAACTCATCAAGACGTTGATATCCTGTAGGTATTTGTACTCTACGTCCACCAAAATTTCTATCTACCATAATTGCATATCTATTTCTGTAAGAATAAAAGGAACCGAATCCTAATAGTTCTTCATCAAGAAAACCACATTGCGTGTATAAATCCAAGGGACTTTTTGTCACAGGGGAACCTGTAAGAATTCTTCTGTATTTAGCGTGCTTACCTAGATTACAAATAGATTTAGTTCTTTTTGCACTAGGTGTTTTTATGGTAGTTGACTCATCGACAGTCATAAGAGTCTTGTGGCAATTGATAAACTTTGCGGCAAACTCAAGGCCTTTTTTTGTCGAAAATGCTTCTACATTCATTACAAGGATGTGAAGGTCATAGTCTACTTTAAATAATTGTTGATACTCTTTATCCTTTGTTTTAGATGTAGCCGCAGTCCATAATACCGTTTTATGATCTATGTGACTAGCTAAATGATTTGGTATTTCTTGTGAATACCAGTTTCTGTAAACACCTTTTGGTGCTATAATTAACGCCCCATTTATTTTACCTTTGTCATACAGCATAGCCATATTGTCGACTAATACTTTTGATTTACCTGTACCCATTTCCATAAAATATGCGTACTCTTTTTTATTCCACGATTTTTCCAATGCAGTTATTTGATGTGCATAGGGTTTAGTTTTAAATTTATATTTCATAATTATTTTCTTCTTTCTAGTTGACAAGTATATAAAGCCTATGGTAAAGGTTGTCAAGAAATAAGAAATGAAAAATAAAATATTTGAATTGTACAAACCTAATTCCTTACAGGAGTTTTTAGAATTTTATAAAAACAACCCTGAAGAGAAATTTGTTTATGTGATTCAACAACCAGCGCCTAACATAAATATATTAAGTGCGTCTGATTTTGGTTATCTTGTAATATGTTTGCCTAATAGAGACCAGGCAATATTATCTACTGCACCTTATGTACAGAAGATGAAAAAGAATTTACAAGATTTTCGAAAGCACGATTATTTACTAGCAGTAGGAGATCCTGTAATTATAGGTATATCAACTGCAGCAGTAAGTGAAGTGACAGCAGGACAATTTAATATGTTGAAATGGGACAAAAGAGAATATAGATACTATCCTCTAGAAGTAGATATGTATCAGAAAGGATAATATGAGTGAAGTAAGAAATATGATGTTAGAAGATTCAAAAGATCTTTTAGATAATGTTGAAGCGTCAACAGTTGCACAAGAATGTGTAAAGTTAAAACAAAAAGAAGATGAGATTGCAGCATTAGAAGAGCAACTCAAATCTAAAAAAGCAGAGGCTGATGATATCAGTTCTCGTGTCATACCAGAATTATTACAGGAACAAGGACTATCAGAATTAAAGTTAGCTGATGGTTCCAAAGTCGCTGTAAAAAAAGAATATAGATGCACTCTTCCTAAAGATGAAGATAAGAGATCGCAATGCTATAAATGGCTTCGTGACCAAGGTTTGGGGGACATTATTAAAAACAATGTCTTCGTTACTTTTGGAAAGGGAGAAGATGACAAGGCGGAGCAATTGCTCAACCTTGCGGCAGAGAATGGTTTTCAACCACAACAGAAATCTGATGTGGCTTGGATGACATTGACTGCCCTATTTAGGGAGCGTATCGAGTCCGGGCTCGATATGCCTTCCGATGTCTTTAGTACTTGGATTAAAGACAAAACTAAAATCACCCGGAAATAACTATTGGAGAATGTATAATGGCTAATGAAATAAAAGCTAAACAAGACACATCACTAGCGTTGTTTGGTGATGACGTATCCAAAGGTTTTGAGAATATGACGCAAGAAGATATGGCGTTACCATTTGTCAGAATCTTGGGACAACTATCACCACAGGTAACTGAAGGTGATGCAAAGTATATAGAGGGTGCCAAACCTGGTATGATCTATAATACTGTTACCAGCGAGTTATACGATGGTAAAAAAGGTATCAAGATAATTCCTTGCTACTACAAAAAAGATTATCCAGAATGGTCGGATAGAGGGGATGGACCAGGTGCTCCGGTTGCAGTTCACCTACCGAACAGTCCGGTAATCACAACAGGTAAGAGAGATGGCTCAAAGATTAGATTGCCTAACGGTAATTATCTTGAAGAGACAGCTTCTTACTACGTAATGATTGAGACAAAAACAGGGGGTTATACTCCTGCTTTGATTACTATGAAATCAACTCAATTAAATGTCAGTAAAAAATGGAATTCTATGATGAAAACCATACAAATTGCTGACGGCAAGGGTGGATTTGCTATCCCTCCTATGCACGGTGTTGTCTATAATCTAGCTTCTACCTTACAAAAGAACGATAAAGGTTCTTGGTATGGTTGGGTTGTGACACAGGACAGAATTTTAGGACAAGAAGATAAGTCTTTGTACTTAAGTGCAAAAGATTTTTCTGGAAATGTATCTAAAGGGAACGTTCAAACAAAAGCTGATGTGGAAGAGAAAGTACAGGATTCAACTCCGTACTAATAAAAATGAGGGGGAAGGCAACTTCCCCCTTTACAAAGAAAAAAGAAATGATAATGAAAAAAGATAAATTCAAAAATATATTTAGCGGATTAACTATAGCATATGGACAATATCAACCTGGTGAACGTGGCGAAAACGGAAAGCAACAAGGAAAAGCTTTTATTGTACGTGGTACCGTCACCGAAGAACTCTGGGAAAACCATCTTACCGGAAAAGGTCCAGCCCTTGGGATTATCCCTATCACAGAAAATAATGATTGTAGGTGGGGGTGCATTGATATTGACGAATATAACCTTGATCACGTTGGCCTCATTAAAAGTATTCGGAATCTTAAACTCCCATTAATAGTTTGCCGTAGTAAATCTGGCGGCGCACACGTATTTTTATTTACCAAAGAAAACATTCCTGCATCTTTGATGCAATCAAAATTAAAATCTTTTGCTATCCTACTTGGTTATGAAGGATCAGAAATATTTCCAAAACAAACAGAAATACTAGTGGATCGTGGGGACACTGGTAACTTCTTAAATCTACCCTACCACAATGAAATGAAAGGACTACGTTATGCTATCAACGATACTGGCGCCGGTTGTACACTTGAGGAATTTTATCAGCTCTATGATGTTTTCGCGTGTAGCAAAGAAGCCGTTGAAAAAATTAAGACGGAAGAGAAAAAAATAGAAGAAGCATTTCCTGGTGGCCCTCCTTGTTTAAATAAGTTAGCTTCGATTGGTTTCGGGGAGGGCTCAAGGAACAACGCACTATTTAATATTGCAGTTTATTATAAACAAGCAAACCCAGATACTTGGGAAGATGAAATAGTAAAAGCGAATATGGAATTTATGGAACCACCCTTAAGTAATAGTGAGGTTCAACAATTAATTAAATCTGTAAATAGAAAAGGTTATGATAAATATAGATGTAAAGACGCACCTATTAATTCTGTATGTCAATCGGGTTTATGTAGAACAAAAAGATTTGGTGTAGGATTCGGTGAAGAAGAAATGCCTGTACTTGGAAGTCTAACTAAATACTCATCAACGCCACCACAATGGTTTTTAGATGTTAGTGGAACGCGGATAGAATTAAAATCAGAACAACTTTATAATCCAGGTATGTTTGCATTAGCGTGTTTAGATCAAGCTAATCTAGTTGTACCTGTACCAAAACCAAAAGATTGGAAACAACATTTTTTAAAACCAATGATGCAAAATTTACAAGAAGTAGAACCATTAGAATCTTTAAATCCTACTAATGAAATACTAGGATTACTACAAGACTGGACTACTAATAGACAATCAGCAAGAACATTTGATGACATATTAAATAAACTTCCTTTCACAGATGAGAAGAGAGAGTTTACATATTTTAGAATGGAAGACTTTTATAATTTTTGTAAAAGAAATCATTGGGAAAAAGATAAAACACAGACAGGTAATTTATTAAAACAATTAGATGAGTTTGTAGAAGAATCAAGAATGAGAGTTAAGAAACAACAACCAAGATTAATTAAAATCAAAACAATGAAACAAACAGAACCAACAACTTCTAAAATTCCTTTTCAGGAAGAACATTTTTAATGTTTGATAAAGATGTAGGAGAAAATTGGCACTTAAGATTTCGTTTAAAGTTAGAGGAACTACAAAAAGAAAACGAATATCTTAAAATGAAAAACAGATTATTAACAAGGAAAATAAAAAAATATGAAAACAATAATATTAGGACCTCCTGGAACAGGCAAGACAACAACACTGCTGAATCTAGTGGACGAGTTCATACAACAGGGAATAAGACCTAAACAAATAGGTTATTTTTCTTTTACCAAGAAAGCTGCAACAGAAGCAGCAACTAGAGCTGCGGAAAAGTTTGGCCTAGATATAGAAAACGACTTAAGTAATTTTAGAACTTTACATTCTTATGCATTTAATCAGCTAGGAATGACTAAAGAAAAAATGATGGGACGTGATGACTACAAAGAGTTTGGTGAGAAATGTGGAATACCTATTAAGATGGCAAAATTTTCTGACAGTGATGGTACCTTTAATTCAGACAATGAATATTTAACAATCATAAATACAGCTGCAGTTAAACGAATAGACTTACTAGAGTATTATGATTCAAGACAAAACATACTAGACATAGAAAGAAACACATTATTTTTATTAGCAGAAGAACTAAAAAGATTTAAAAAAGAAAAAGGACTCAAAGACTTTAATGATTTATTATTAGATTATATTGAAAAAGAATCTGCCAATAGTTTTAAAGTATTATTTATTGATGAGGCACAAGACTTATCTTTAATACAATGGGAAATGGTAAGGAAGTTGTGGTCCAATGCAGAGAAAACTTACATCGCAGGGGATGATGACCAAGCAATATTTAAATGGGCCGGTGCAGATGTAGATCACTTCATAGCTTTAAAAGAAGAAGTTAATGATATAAAAATATTAGATCAATCATATCGTATACCTGGTGGACCCATACACGAATTATCTCAAAGAATAATTGGTCAAGTACAAAACAGGTTTGATAAAGCATACAAACCTAGAGAAGAAGAAGGTATTTTAAAAAGATACTCTGACATTACACAAGTAGATATGTCAAAAGGTAATTGGTTAGTGTTATCTTCAGCTAATCATTTTTTAGATGATGCAAAAGATTTATGTGAATTACAAGGATGGTATTATCAATTCAAAGGTATCAACTCTGTACCTTTGAAATTATTATTAGCTTTAAATAATTGGGAGCATTGGCGTAAAGGAGAAATGTTAAATCATCTTGAGATAAAAAACATTTATGAATACCTTGGATCAAATGTATTAGAAGGATTTAGAAAAGGTAAAACATTACACGCTGATGACAAATATAAAATTGAAGACTGTAAAGAAAAACACGGTCTGATAACCGATAAGGTTTGGTATGAATCTTTTGAAGGATTAGATACCATTACTGAAAACTACATTCGTAATATGAGGGCGAATGGAGAAACGTTAAATAAAAATCCTCGTATAATAATGTCAACCATACACGGAGCGAAAGGAGGAGAAGCTGATAAAGTTTTATTGATGCAAGACTTAACCAACGCCGCACTCGAAACATTTAGTTATGACCCGGATGAATTACATAGATTATTTTATACCGGAGCGACGAGAGCGAAGCGTGAATTACACGTCTTGGACCCAAGAGATTTTAATCGAGCTTATATATTATGAAAATACCAAAACAACATAAACAAAATACCAGAGAAGAGAGACAAATAATACAAGATGCATTTATGGAAAGTCGTCATAGTTTTTTAGATGACTATGATAAACATCAAAAAATAATAGAAGATAATTTTCCTTTGTATGCAAAAGATGAAACTCAAGTTCCTTGTTTATTAACAATGGATATTATTTATAATTCAAAAGGTCATATGACAGAGAAAGCATTTTTATCTTATAAAGCTTTTGTTCAAGATGTATTGGATGGCTGGAAACCTCCTGTAACATTTGAAATTATTAAAGGAGGAAAAGAATGACAAATAGTGAAATATTTAAAAAAGCTGCATACGACTCACTAGATAAGCAGGTCGGCGGGAAGCATTACCGATCGATGAAAATTCAACCTGCTGAATTTATTAACGAAAACAAGTTGCTTTTTGCAGAAGGGAACGCTATAAAATACATCTGTAGACATCAATCTA